ACGGTGGACACCGTGGGTATATCGCAGACCCAGACGGGCACGCCCGAAGGCGGTAGCCGGGTGTATCAGTGGGGGTGGAATCCGGTAGGTGGGTCAAGAGGTTTCGACGCCCCGCTAACCTTAAATTACTTGGTTTTGCAAGCCCAAGTTGGTACAGTAACGGTAACTACGACGTAAGGAGTCGGAAATGGACAAGATGAAGAAGGTTGCCAAGGAAGAGGTGAAGGCGCATGAGAAGCGCATGCACGCTGCCAAGATGGCGAAGGGCGGCAAGACCAATGCCCAAATGAAGGCGTTGGGTCGTGGTCTGGCCAAGGTTGCCAATCAGAAGAAGTCGTCCTTTACCTACAAGAAGGGGGCCTGATCATGGCCAAGTTCAGCAAGAAGGTAATGGGCAAGGAAGTCGGCCAAGCTGACATCTACGCTCAACCACATACAATGCAAGGCAAGGCTTTGAGTGAAGCGGAGTTGGCCAACGGTTACCGCAAGGAGCCGACCGCTGCCAATTCTGTGAAGATGTCGGTTGGCAACATCAACCGTGATGGCTACGATCCCACACCCAAGACCACGGGTATCAAGATGCGTGGCACAGGCGCGGCCACCAAGGGCGTGATGTCTCGCGGTCCCATGGCCTAAACATGAACTACCAAGAACTGTTCGACGCTGTTCAGTCGTATTCGGAAAACATTTTTCCGGCCTTTGACCTGTCTGACGGGTCACAGGACACCACGACTGAGCAGATCAATCGGTTCATCCGGCAGGCGGAACAGCGCATCTACAACACGGTGCAGTTCCCGTCGTTGCGTAAGAACATGAAAGGGGTCATGGCGGCAAACAACAAGTACTTGTCTGCCCCAAATGACTTCCTCGCCGTTTATTCCCTAGCCGTCATCACTGGTGTTGTGGCCAGCGACCTCAATACGGGCACGTACGAATACCTGTTGAACAAAGACGTGAACTACATTCGGCAGGCGTACCCGAGCCCCAACGACGACAAGGGCGTTCCAAAGTATTACGCACTGTTTGGCCCCACGGTGAACGGTGCCGCTATCACGACTGAGTTGACGTTTCTTCTCGGCCCGACGCCCGACGCCAACTACAACGTTGAACTGCATTATTACTACTACCCCGAGTCAATCGTTACGGCGGGCACGACGTGGCTTGGCGACAACTTTGATACGGTGCTTTTGTACGGCACATTGGTCGAGGCATACACCTACATGAAGGGTGAGACCGACGTGATGGCCTACTACGAGACCAAGTACAAGGAAGCTCTGGCTTTGGCAAAGCGTCTGGGCGACGGTATGGAACGTCAAGATGCCTATCGCTCAGGGCAGTATCGTCAACCGGTGACCTGATATGGCGATTTTTCAAACCGTCACCACGAGCTTCAAGGTCGAGATTCTTCAGGCCGTGCACAACTTCGGCCCAACGTCACCCGACACCTTTAAGATTGCGTTGTACACCGGTAACGCAGCATTGGGTCCGTCTACCACGGTCTACACAACCCTGAACGAAGTCACTGGTACGGGGTACGTGGCTGGAGGCGTAACGCTTGTGATCAGTCAGTCGCCAACCGCTGCTAACAACAATCAGCAGGTGCCGACTGCATACATCTCGTTTGACCCCGCCACTTGGACCGGTGCCACTTTCATTGCTCGTGGCGCATTGATCTACAACAGTAGCAAGGGCGACAAATCTGTGGCAACCCTAGATTTTGGTTCGGACAAAACGGTGAACAATCAAACTCTCACGGTTACCTTCCCGGTAGCCGACCCCAACAACGCGATTGTGCGTATTTCATAAGGACATTTTGATGGGAACGATTTTTACGACAAAAGGTGACATGGAGGAATCCCTTCTTGAGAAAAAAGAGGGGGTTCTTGATAATGACAACGAATACACGACTTGGGTCGAGTATTGGCATGAAGGCGAACTTGTGCATCGTTCGGTTCATGTCACGCTGAAAAAGATGCCCGTTTTTGCTGGCGGCGAAGCCGCGTCATTTGGTTAACGAAAGGAGCCTGAAATGGCAAATACTCAGTCGATGTGCACGTCGTTTCTTGGCGAAGTGCTGACCGCTACCCACAACTTTGGTACCGCCCCGACTCGTGCCAGCAGTGCTGCTGATACGTTCAAGGCTGCGCTTTATCTGGCTTCTGCCACGGTAAACGCAAGCACCACGGCGTACAGCAGCACTGGCGAAGTGACCGGCACCAACTACACCCCCGGTGGTGTAACGGTGACCAACGCCACGCCCCCTGCTTCGTCTAATACGTCGGCTACGGCGGGTGTCGCTTACTGGACAGCTTCGTCAAGCATCACTTACACCAACGTCACCCTGACAACGGCGTTCGATGCAGTGTTGATCTACAACTCTACTCAGAGTGACAAGGCTGTCAGCGTGCACACCTTCGGTTCACAGACCGTGACCGCAGGTACGTTCACTCTGACGATGCCCGCCAACACCACCTCGACGGCTCTGCTGCGTTTGGCGACGACTTAAACCCCTGAAGGTGGTAGTTCATGGCTACCGGATGGGGCATAGGTGGATGGGGCGACGGCACTTGGGGTGGACTTGGTGAAACCCTAACAGGTGACGACGCCTCGGGTGCTGTTGGCAGTGTAGGGGCGAACGTAACTGTCGCCCTTACGGGCGTTGCTGCCACCGGAACTCCGGGGACCATCGCCATAAATGGGCGCAATCTTGCGCTCACGGGCGTTGCTGCGTCTGGAAATGTTGGTACCGTTACTGAAACCAACAGTCCAACAGAAGACAGCGTTCTGGCTTCTGGTTTTGTTGGCAATGTAGCGTCCGAAGTTCTTATCGCGCTTTCAGGGGTGTCCGCCGCTGGATTGGTCGGCAATGTCACTCAGGACAAGACCACAGCACTCACCGGCGTATCTGCTGGTGGGTTGGTCGGTACTGCGGTTGCTACACCGCTAATCGCGCTTACCCACGTTGAAGCTGAAGGTGTTGTAGATGACGTTGACCCGTTACCCCTACCACTAATTTCGGGTCTTCATGCGGATGCCTATGCTGGGGACGTAGGGAGCGAACGCGTCGTAGCCCTGAGTGGTGTTGCTGCCGCCGGTTCAGTTGGTGACGTTGTATTTGCCATCCCGGCGTTCCCAACAGGTGTTCAGGCTGATGGCGCGGTTGGCGCTGTCTCGATGGGTGAACGCACCGTTGCGCTCACGGGTGTCAGTGCCTCGGGCGGGGTTGGGAATGTAACTGAGACAAACGCTCCCACCGAAGACGGCGTCATTGCCCGTGGCTTCGTGGGCACGATGGGCGTTGGCCCGCATGAGTTTGCCCTGACCGGCAGCGAAGCCCAAGGCTCCGTTGGATCGGTTACCAATAGCATCACGATTGCCCTGACCGGCGTTAGCGCGGCGGGGCAAGTTGAAGCGAGTGGCAGTTCTAGGACGGTTGCCCTGACCGGCGTTGAAGCAAACGGTCAAGTTGGGGATGTCATCCGCTTGATTGAAGAGCCCATCACTGGGGTTTCTGCTGCTGGACAGGTTGGGGACATTTCGGTTGGAGAGCGCATAGTTGCACTGACCGGTGTCGCTGCCCAAGGTGTAACCGGTGATGAGAGTCAAAATGTCACGGTAGCCCTGACAGGAGTCGTGGCTTCCGGCACCCCCGGCGACGTTGTATTTAACAAGATTGCCGCTTTGACGGGGGTCTCCGCTTCTGGAGCAGTTGGCAATGTCAGCGTAGGCGAACGGCTTGTGGCTGTCACCGGTTGTCAAGCGATGGGCAATGTTGGAAACTTCGGGGTGTTCTATTGGAGCCTGATTGACGACGCTCAGAACGCCGATTGGACTTTGATAAACACGGAATAGGAGCATTAAATGGCGGTCACAAATTTTTCACCCCTTTTGGGTCTGGCGCTGCCGACCACGGGCGACCTTTCGGGTACATGGGGTACAACGGTTAACGACTCCATTACCAGTCTGTTGGACACAGCAGTTGCGGGTACAACGACGCTTTCCACTGATGCTGACGTCACGTTGTCTACTACTAATGGCGCAGCTAATCAGGCACGTTCGTCTGTTCTCCTGTGTTCGGGCGCACGTACCGCACTGCGGACCATCACGGCACCTGCGCAATCCAAAGCCTACATCATCATTAATCAGACCACGGGTGGTTTTGCTGTCAAGATTGTTGGGTCTGGTCCGACCACAGGCGTGACAATTGCAAACGGCGAGAAAGCCCTTGTCGCTTGGAATGGTTCTGATTTTGTTCTCGTTTCAGCAATTCCAATCGACCTAACTACCGACGTTACTGGTTCGTTGCCACTTGCGAACGGTGGCACTGGTGGCACGTCAGCGGCCACTGCTCGTACTAATCTGGGCGCAACAACTCTGGGCAGTAACCTGTTCACGGCTACTAACCCCAGTGCAATTACTTTTATCAAAGTCAACGCTGACAATACCGTATCTACCGAATCTGCTTCGACTTATCGGGGCTCTATTGGTGGCACGACGCTGGGCAGCAACCTTTTCACGATTACGAATCCAAGCGCCGTCACGTTCCCCCGGTTCAACGCAGACAATACAGTTAGCGCGTTGGATGCGGCCACTTTCCGCACGGCTATTGGCGCAGGTACCGGTGGTGGTTCGGTTACTTCGGTTGGCGGCACCGGTACCGTTAACGGCATCACACTCAGTGGTACCGTGACGTCTTCGGGCAACCTGACGCTCGGCGGCACGCTGTCGGGTGTGAGCCTGACGACTCAGGTTACTGGGACTCTACCTGTCGCCAACGGTGGTACGGGTGCGACGGACGCTGCCACAGCACGCGCCAACTTGGGGGCTGGTACCGGCAACGGCACAGTAACTTCGGTTACCGTTTCCGCAGGCTCTGGGTTGTCTGGCGGTGGGACAGTTACTTCCAGCGGCACGATCACGCTCACCAATGCTGGAGTCACGTCGGTCACCGGCGGTACCGGAATTTCGGTCAGCGCCTCCACTGGTTCAGTGACCATTTCGGCTTCCGGTGGCGGCGGCAACTTGCAACAAACGGTGTTCAACAGCAGTGGCACATTCACTGTACCCACCGGAGTTACCAAACTGTACGTAGAAGTTACCGGGGGTGGGGGCGGGACGGCTATTGGACCTAATTGGGGCGGCGGAGGTGGCGGTTACGCCGCTGGAATTCTTACTGTCACTCCGGGCACCAGCATCTCTGCTACTGTAGGTGGTGGCGGCACGGGCGGGCAACCATACGGGTCTACTGGCGACACGGGTGGGGCAAGTAGTTTTTCTACCTTGAGCGCAAACGGCGGAAATGGTTCTGGAAACAACAACGGTAGTGGTGGCACCGCTTCTGGTGGGACTCGTTTCAATCTTACGGGTTTGTCGGGAGGTTATGCTCTCGCCGGACCAAATAACGCGATGCCCGGCGCAGCAGGCCTTGTAGGTACCGGTTCTAATACACCAAGAGGCCCCGGTGCTGGGGGTTACGGTGGAGGCAATTCTTTTGGCACCCCTGGTTCTGCTGGGCAAGTCGTCGTTTGGTACGTCGGTAGCTAAGGACAAAGATCATGGAAAAGAACTACGCAATTATTGAAAACGGAAAAGTAGTTAATGTTATTGTCGCTACCCCCGAATACGCGGCGCAGCATAGTTACATACTACTACCGGATGGTTTTGGGATCGGTTCTTCTTTCGATGGCATCACTTGGAATCGCCCACCTGCTCCAGACCCGCAGATCGTGAGTGCTACCCGTGCTGCTTACGAACGTAAAGTCCGAGACACGCTCCTTAAAGAAACGGACTGGACCCAAAGCGTTGACATTAGTGGAGATGTCAAGGCGTTGTGGGCGCCTTATCGGCAAGCACTAAGAGATGTCCCCACGCAATCGGGATTTCCTTTTAACATTGCATGGCCAACGCCTCCTAAACCGTTTTATTCGGTATTATTGGACCGTGAAATTGCATGAACAATTTTGTTCGAGGAAATTTTATAGGCAACTTGTCGTTGTGCGACGAGATTATTGATTTCTATAAATGTTCCAAAGACAAATTCAAAGGCACCATTTCCAATAGCAGCGGCGTGATTGTAGATGCTGATGTCAAAGATTCTACAGACTGCCATTTAGTTGGCCCTTTGTATGATCAATACTACGCAGAGCTAGAAAAGATAACTAGAGATTATTTGAGCACTTTCCCTCATGCGATTTGCAATGGTGATTGGGGTGTCGTTGAAGACATAAACATCCAGCACTACCAACCCGGTCAAGGTTTCAAGGTGTGGCATTGTGAACGGGGCAATCTAAGCCTTGCTTACAGACACCTAGTTTTCATGACTTACTTGAATGACGTAACGGATGGGGGAGAAACGGAATTTTTTCATCAGGAACTCAAAATACGCCCAGAAAAAGGTTTGACTTTAATTTGGCCTGCTGATTGGACTTACACCCACAGAGGAGTTACGTCTCCAACCCAAGAAAAATACATCGCAACCGGTTGGTTCAATTTCATGCCGCCGGGCACAAAACACAAACCTGATTCTGAGTAAACAATGGCTTCATTCACCACCATCCACAAACTAGGTTACGTGCAAGACACTGTCCCGGAATCTATTTTCCGCAAAATAAAAGCTGAAACAGACCCCAGCACATTTGATTTTGGTGGTAAAAAATACAATTCTGATTTGGCTGGCAACCTAAAAAAAGAATATCAGTACCGCCCCTCTGCGGCTTTGAAAGGTGAGTTGTCGGAGTATCTCAGGCGGCTGGCAAATTATTATTGGTCGCAGTGGGGAACGCTGCCGCCAGACTTTGACATCAGAAAAAGGAATGAACTCGACGTTGACGGAGAGCCTCTTTTGGATTTGTGGGTTAATTTCCAATCCAAACACGAATACAACCCAATGCATCACCACAGCGGGGAACTGAGTTTTGTGATTTGGGTTTCTATTCCGTACGACATAAAAGACGAACTTGCAGTTTTTCCTGAAGCTGATTCCAAGACCACAGCCACTTTTAACTTTTGTTATCCAGATCATTTTAGTCATGGCGGGCTGGGCATTCACACGCTGGCGGCTGATCGGAACTGGGAAGGAAAAATAATTCTTTTCAACGCGTCTTTGCAGCATTGCGTGTATCCTTTTTACACCAGCGACCAATACAGAATTTCTGTGTCTGGCAATCTTGGCGCTAAATAAAAGAATTGTTTGACATGAGCGCCAAACACAACAATCCTTCTAATCCCGCATGGGCTTTTGCCGCTAATCACACTTATTTTTGGGCCAGTGCCGAAAAAGGATTTACCAAAGATGAGTGCGCAGAAATTATTTCTTTGGGGAGTAGGTTGATTTCAGAACGCGCCATAACTATCGGCGGGGCTGATGATCTGCGCGACTCTGAAATAGCTTGGATACATCCATCAGAAGAATCAAATTGGCTATATCAGCGGATGACGGAATTGGTGCTGAATATAAACGAACAGTTTTTCAAATTTGACCTGTTCGGTTTGTTGGAAGGTATTCAATTCACTAAATACTCAGCCCCCGCAGGCAGATACGGCAAACATGTTGATTCTTGGGTTAAAGGGCCGGTGCGCAAATTGTCATTCACGTTGCAATTGTCTGACCCCCAAGAATACGAAGGTGGAGAACTGCGCTTATACTTCAAAGACGATCCCGAGGTGATGCCAAAACCGCAAGGGGCAATAACTTTGTTTCCTTCTTATGTTTTGCACGAAGTAACGCCAGTGACCAAAGGAACTCGGTACAGCTTGGTGGCTTGGGTCACGGGCAAACCCTTCGTGTAACCGGAGACAATCGTGGAAGAAACCAAACCCGCCGAAACAGCCAAGGAAGTTGCCGGTAAGAGCATTGGTAGGTTTGGCCTCTTCTACATCACCCTGATCGTCCTGATCGGGGTTGGCTCCTCTTACTTTCTCTCCGACTCTGCCATCACGGCTGTGATGACGATGATCGGTGGTGCACTCGTGGCTCTCATCAACATGATGAACGGCATCGCCGGGACGGCAGAGAAACAAGAGAAGCCCGAGTTCAAGGTCATCCAGACCTTGATCGACAAGTTGGACCGCTTGGACAAGCCTGAGCAACCCATGAAGGTGACTGTGCAGGGCGACAAGGTGACGGTCAGCAAGGGTGACGATGTGGTCACCGCCACTAGGGAATAGTCATGGCATGGTCAGACGTACTCAAGGCAGTCATCCCAATCGTGGTGGCTGCACTCGCTTGGCTACTGGGGCAGGTTGCATCCTTCTCTGAGCGTCTGACCAAGATCGAAGGGCAGATGCCTGCCCTGATTACCAAGGAGGGCGTGCCCACCGACAGCCCGATCAGCGCGGAGCGTCGGGCCATCATGAAGGAGCAAATCTACAAGGACATCAACGACCTTCAGGTGAAGGTCAAACTCCTTGAGGAGCGTGAGAAGTTCTTGAAGGGGAACAAGTAGTGTATGGAACCCATCACTGGCATTCTCGCGGCGGTATCGGCGGCGAATGCTGCGTTCGGAGCAGTAAAGAAACTCGTCGCCACGGGCCGCGAGATTCAAGACGTTGCCGGTCAGATTGGTAAATGGTACGGTGCCTTTGGGGACTTCAACCGCCTAGCCAACGAGAAGGCCAACAAGAAGCCCTCCGTCTTCAAGCGGCTGTTGCACGACGACAGCGTTGAGCAGGAAGCCTTGCAGATCACGATGCACAAGCAGGCGCTGATCAAGCAAGAGTACGAACTCAAGATTCTGATCGTGGCTCACTACGGTGAGAGCGTTTACAACGAGATGATCATGGAGCGCATCCGGCTGAAGAAAGAGCGCGAGAAGAAGGAGCGTGAGCACCGTCTTCGGCAGCAGGAGTTCATGCTCAATGTGAAGTACGGCGCAGGTATTGCCTTCGTGGCAACCGCCCTGATTGGGGTGGGTTACTACTTACTCGACAAGGTACAGCAATGAGTTTCAGGAAGCCGCCGGAAGGCGCAAGCCGTTCAGAGAGGGAGGCCCATGTCAAGGCTCT